ATCGTCTGCGGTTCTATGCAAGACACCGATACCACCAGCCTGTGTCCAGGCTTTAATATTTGATTTTCTGTCATCTATTAGAACATGACTAGGCCTTGCAAAAGCAGCTTTATCTTCGCCCTTTATAGTTGCTGTGATAATTACTTTTGGATCTACATGTTTTCTTATCCAATAGATTTTGTCGTTAGTCACTACTGTTCTGTTTAAAGAACCAGAAGCCGTAAGTATTTCCCAATCAATGCCAGACTCTTTGATATAGTTAATGAGTTTAAGCATGCCTGGCATAATTGGTAGATTTCTAAATAAACCTCTGTTACTGAGCTCTATCTTTCTTGAGTCATAGGTTTGCTCGCTGACCAAGGGACCATTTAAGTATTTAGGTCCCTCCACTCCTCTCACAAAATCAGCGAGCACTCCGTCCATATCAACAAATATTTTGTTTATTTTTGTCATGCTATACCATTTTTTACTAAACATTTGTTGTACACATGATTAGCATAACTGTTTAGTTTTAATTTAATCTGTTCTTGCTCGGCGTCTTTTTTTGCCTTTTCTTCGGGATCCATCATGGTTACGTTTCTAATCTCAACTTTTACAAACTTGTTCACATGTAGAATTGTTTTAGCCTCGCAGATCTTAGCTCTTTGAGCATCGGTCAACTTAGTAACGTCAACATTTTCTTGGAAATGAGCAAGACTTTCTTTGGTGGCCCACTGAGGATCTAATCCAATGGTCTTAATATGTCCATCTTCATTTTCATAAAGAACCATGATACCGCTGTAAGTGCTTTTCTTAACAGCGCACCACTTGTCAGTTTTTGGATTCAAAGTCTGGTAACAAAGTCTGTCACCTCTTTTAGTTGTTTCAATCCAATACTTTCTCTTGGTTCTAAGTTTATATCCCCAAGGGTAATCATCAACCACAACAGAATTATCTGCTGAGTCTTTATTGTAAATAATATTCTTTATCATTACGCCACCTCCTTTTCGTTGTAAATAAAGCCGTTAATATCAAAGTTGTCAATAACAACAGTTTGACCATGTGTTTTGTAAAGAGTGCCCTCGTCCATTGGGCCAAGTGGAACCAAAAACCAGTATTTGTTTTTGTTGCCGTCAAAAATAACGTCACCACTAGAAGTAGATCTCAAACCCATAGGCTCGCCAGTTCTCTTGCTAATTACAAGATCTGTAGTAACCTTAATTCTTGGATCATAGTCGCCATTAACAATCTTATCGCCGTCAAACTCAAACTCTGGACCTCTTGACCAAGAGCCGTCAATGTTGTTGGTTAATTCAAAAGCCTCATTTATCGTATCGACATCAACCTCCGCTACTTTTGTGTAACCTTTGGTGTTATCACTAAACTCGTTCGCATGAAATACTGTTATCATTACGCTACTCCTTTTTCTGTAGGCCACATGCTTTGATTGATTAGCATATCAATCTCGGCATTGTCTAAACCTTGTTCATTATTCCAAGCATCAATTGTTGCTTGATCCCAGTTCACATACTCACCAGTTTTAAAATTAGCGAGCGGAACATACCCTCTCATATAATCAACCACTCCGACAGTGCCCTCTAAGCCATACTTAGTGCCGTCGAATATAGCGACTCTTTTACCTTCTGCTTTTTTGGTAGCAGCAAAACCATCTAGATTATTAATATCCATTTTTTTCTCCTTTTGGTTTTTAATTAAATATCTCACATAGTTAATATACTAAATATTGCAACTTTGTGCAACTATTTATACATATTATTTTAATTAATTTAAGGCAAAAAAAAGGGCCAATTAAGGCCCTTTAAATTGTAATACTGAGTAATAAAGTGTATTACGACTTCAAATTATGCACCTTGAGATCCATAGATACCTCTCCAGTCGGAGAAGCCAAATGAATATCTTTCTCTTGCTTTATATCTAATGTTGCCTGTAGAGAAGTCTGGTTCCATAGATGTTTCCATTGGAGATCTTTGGAACATTTTTAGACCTTCGCCCATGCTGTTTACAGATGTAAGAACAAAGAAAGCATCTGGATCAGATAAATAATGGTTTACAACGTAACCACCAGGTAAAACACCTGTGTTTCTGATTGCGTTGATGTCATTATCAGCTGTGCCAGATCTTTGCTGAGAGTTTAAAATTCTGTCAGCAACAAATACTAACTGAGGTGGTATTACCAACTTGTCAGCTTGTACTGAGATTGTTAAACCTCTGTCATCTGTAAATGTAGATATATCAATCAATGCGTCTTCTAGTGAAGCCTCATTTAAGTCAGCCATAGTAGTAGCTCTATTAGCAGCTGATCCACCACCTGCAAGTGGGTGAGCAGTGTTAATAAGTGATACTCCATCGCCTCCTGTGAAGCTAGATGAGAAAGCATTGTTTAAAACATCGGCACCTTTGACTTCCTTAGTGTTAGCCATAGATTTTGCTAATGCTTTAACATATCGTTTACCCAGACTGTCATAAAGATTGTCTTCAACTGCTTCTTCTGTAAGAGCGAAAGCTAACGCCACTGTATCGTGGGTATATCTTGCGCTGTAACTTTCAGATGCGCTGTCAAAAATAACTCCTTGACCTTCTGATTTTACTGGTGCGGAACCAAAGCCGGTAACTAACACCTCTTCTTCAAATGCTCTATTTGAATCCTCAATGACAAAAATATCTTCATACTCTCTGTCATATTGGTCATAGGACATACCGAAAAGTGCGTTTAGACCAGGCTCTAGCTCTTTCGCTAATTGTGCTCTTGAAATAGCCATATTAATTTACCTCGCTTATGCTAAACCAGCACCTTTTTGTCCCATGATGTGGTTTTGAATCACACAAAGAACATTGGTGTTTGACGATGCAACATCGTCGTTATCGGGATCCTGGGAGATGTCAATACATTTGAGCGGTAACGTAGCTGTTGTTGCACCAGTTGTTACATCTAGCTCAAGATTGGATCTACCAGACTTAGTATCGCCAACAGGTGAACCATCAACAATGTCAAAGTTACCAAACAGGTCTGCTACCGGGAAGGTATCATCTGCTTGTACTTCAAACACAATATTTGGATCATCTATGACGCTTGCAATAATATCCGAAGCAGAAATACTGCCAGGATAATAGTTTTTAAAGACTTGCTCGCCCGTGGTTGGATCGGTGTAAGAAACACCATTAAACACTCCGACAATAGGAACAGTTCCAGTTGCGGTGTGTCTGCCAATTACGCCAGCTGTCAGTTGAGTTACAAGATCGCCTTGAAATATTGGAGTTGTAGCTCCACTTGCGATTCTGTATCTTGACTGACCACCAGAATAAGGTGCTCCGCCCATCTCACGAACAGGTCTTAAACCAAATGCGGCATCTTTATTTGCCATAAGATTTTCTCCTAATCGTTAATTACTTTTTTCCAAAAGTAACATTAGACTTTCTATCGGAGTCATACTTTACATATCTGCTATCTTTTCTGGACTCATTAAACATATTATTGTCTAACGCTTCTTTCTTCATTCTAGCTTGATCCTCATAATAAGCATTACGCTCCTCACGAGTTTCTGTAGGTATTTTCGCCAATAGTAAGCCTTCGCTATATACTAAGCCAGCGTGTCTGCCTGTATCAGCAGTTGGGTAAGAATATTCAGCAGGTAAGTCAGTCCCTCTTACGAGTTCCCAACCCTCTCTAATTCTTCTTGCCACATTTGCTTTATCCTCTTGGCCCAACATGGATTCTCTTATCCAACGATATTCGTACCCTTCTGGTGCCGGAGGAGTTTCAAGTTTTCTTACTGGCCTCCATGGTTGTCTTCGAGTATTTTTAGCGTGATTCTCGGACTCACGAGATTTTCTGGATTGTACACTTTCATTATTAGCTTCTGTCATTTTGCCTCCCTGTTAGCTATTTTTTGTTTTTCTTTAGCAACGGATTTTAACCATACGTCATCTGCCATGCCATGCGGTTTTATCCCACGGAGCGTTTCGACTTCACTTTTTGTGAAAGATACGCCGTTCTTTTTGCCTTGTGTTTTTTGCCGACTTCCTACGGAAGCAGAGGCGACTCTTTGCACAGCGGGCCTGCCCTCACTTTGTTCAGCATTATCGGATTGTAAACCCGGATAAACTTTATAAACTCTTGAATTTAACTCATCATAATACTCTTCTGAGTCTGGTTCATAGCCTTCTTGAACCAAATTTACATGAGTAAAATACGCATATTGTGTTGGTTCAGCATCTTGACCATACCATTGATTTTGTTTTTGCCAACTCAAAGCCTGTTCTGTTGGCTTTGGTTCTGGTTGTACTTGTTGCGGTTGTTGCGGTTGTTGTTGCTGATAAGGAACATATTGCGATTGTTGTGCTGTTTGTTCCTGTTTTTGTTTTGCAACTCTAATTTTTTCTTTCTGTATAGAAACCTCAGACTTTAAGCTGTCAGCTTTTGACATAAGATCTGCGTCGCCAGCAGAGTGAGCTCTTTTGTAAAGATCATTTGCTTCTCTTTCTTTAGCCTCAACTGCTTCCTCTTCTTTTTGCAATATAGTTTGTTGTGCCTGGATTGCATGCTGATAGTAATTTTGAACCTCTGCTTCCCTTTGTTGTAAAGCAGCTTCTAATTTTGCAGCTCTTTCTTCTGTTGCACGATTACGGGCGTTTAGTTTATTAATACGCTTAGATACACTTTTGGTGTAATTTT